GGGATGATGCCAGGCTTTTGGTCTGGGAACACAGTTGTAGAACCAGAGGTCACAGTGTTCTTAACTTCAAAGCGAGCGCGTTGAGTGTTGCCAGTCACGAGCTGTTTGAATTGCTCAGACTTAACGAACTCTTCAGCAGCAGACAAAGGCTTGGCTTCCATCTGTGCAGCAGCAGTTTGCTTCTGTGCCAACTCAGTCATTTGAGTAGACAAAGATTTGAACTGCTCAGACAGTTCTTTCACTTCGCCTTTGACTTCGGTGTCAACATTGCCCTTGTCTTTCAATTGGCCTTCGAACTTGTCGATGGCAGCTTGCAGTTTGACTTCTTGCGACTTCAAACCAGCTTCGATGATGTCTTTCAATTCCATGATGATTTCCTTTAAGGAGTGGTTACGCTTTAATCTGGAACAGCCGAGCAATTTCTCGCTTAGCCTCTTCTTCTGCCAAAAGATCGCCTTTCAGCAAGGACTTGATGCGCGATACCAGCATACACGCATCATTCCGACTAAAGCCGCCTGACTCCCTCAGCACAGCTTCAACTTCACGAATGCTTGAGGCAGTTTCGAGAGCTGACTTCACGCTATTAATCGTAGCGTTCAAATCGGCAGGCTCCTCAACAACACTGATCTCAAACAAATCAATTTCTTTCAACAAGCGGCGATTGTCATCAATCTGCTCGCTCTTTGTCGGGATGTAACCAATGGACATGCCATCAATAGCGCCATGCTTCATAGAAGCATAGACATCCATTGCGGTTGAATGGCCAGGAGTCAATTGCCCCTCAACAAACAAACCCTTGTCATCAACAAACATGTTCTTCCACTTGCCAATTACAGGGCCATAGTGGTTCCAACGCAATCGAATCGGACGATCACGGTTGATGAGTGTGCGGTCATACGCTTTCGGGTCAATCGTGTCGCCATAAGCATCCACGCCGCCAAACACTGAGGCGTAACCAGAAAACGACATATCGTCGCCGACAAATTTCAGGTCGAGCGAATTTACAGCAAGACGTTTTGTTTCCATTTGCATATCCCTTTTCACGGAATTGTAAGGTTTCAGTGAAGCAACAGCAACAATTCGTTGCGTTTGCGCTTAATTTTACGCGCTTCCTCGTCATCTAGTGCTGGCCACTCGCCCCAAACAAGGTTTTCATTGCGTCTTCCACCAGAAACGACCGTTGGCTTTGCCGTATGAACGGCAATGGCAGTAAAGCCATCCTCGCCAGCTTCTGAAGCCGCCATTTCGCCACTTGCAGGCATGGCAAAGGCAATAGGAGACTGAAAAACGTCAACGCCTTCAGGCTGCTGCGTGAAGTAGAAAAACCAGTTGGATTGAACGATGCCACCTAGAGTGTCGCCATCACCCTCCAATGCGGACATCGTTCCCGTGGTCATGGCGCGTGGGTAATAGAGGCGCTGTTGATTGTGATTGTCTGGCCAGCAACGATTGATACGTTGTCGATGATGATGTCAGACATGGATGTGCCAACCGTAAGGCCAGTAATCAGGTCTACGCCACCAGTTGCCGTGCGGATGCGAGCAGCAGCAGCCGTTCCACTTGCATCTGCCTCAGTATCAGACTTTGGAAAGCCAGAGAACGTCAAAACACCAGAAGCGACAGTACCGGCAGGATTGCTTAAGCTCAAACTGGCCAACACCGTTGACATGCCAGCCGTACCGATCTCAAGCACACCAGTCGTACCGATTGCCGCTACAACCGCGCTCAGTCGCGCATTTTTTACTGCTGTTGAGTACGTCACTGCCATGTCATTTCTCGTAATTGATTACTGTGCGCAAGATTTCGCCGTTTGCATCTCTGTCAACGGTTTGAACTGCTCGTGATGGATGATTATCAACCACAGTCACAGCGGCAGGAGCAACTTCGTTCACAACAGTTACTGTCGGATTGATCTGCTTGAGCTCTGGCATGATGGCTTCAACCGTCACACTAGGTGCTGGCATGTTTCTCATCGTGTCAGTGAAGCGATCCATCGCTTTAATCATCGTGTCGTTCATGTGCTCAGTCGTTTTCTTCATCTGCAAGGCTGCATCGGAGAATTGCTTGCCATCCACATCCATACGGACAGAGATTGGCTGAGGAGCTGGCGCAGGCTGATTCTTTGTGCTCAACTGAACCAATGTCTTCAACGACTTCATCTCTTCAAACATCGCAGTCATGCGAGCATCCTTCTGAGCCTCGTCAATAGCCGTTTGCGCTTGAGCAATAGGGTCTACAGCAGGCGCAACAACATTCTGCTGCCCAAGGCCGTTGACAGGAGCCATAGCGCCCTGAATCAACAACTGATCGCCGCCTTCCTTCTCTGGCAAGTGTTCCATTGCGCGAGCTTCATTCGGAGTCATCAAGCCGTTTGTGATGGCGATGCGATATGACTCGTAGCGAGACTTCACATCAGCGCGAAGCAGTGCATCGAAATCAAAAGCGATGTCCATGCGGTTGCGCTCTGCTGGTGTCAGCAGGTTGACCATCATGCTGGCCTCAATCTTCTCAAGCAATGGGCGCAAAGTCAGCTTGTAGAAGCCTTGCATTACCTGCTCAATGCCAGAACCCCAAACGCTCGTGCCAGATGAATCATTAATCATCACAGATGGCACACCGTACCAACGGCAAACTTCTGCAATCTGAAACTTACGGCTTTCCAGCAGCTCGATGTCTTGTGGAGACAATGAAATTGCATCGAACTTCATGCCGCCTTCGAGAACCATCAGACGATCATCAGCGCTTGTTGTCAATGTGTTGAAGTTAGCGCGAACGGCAGCGCGTTGAGCATCAGTCAACACTCGATCAATACTCAAAACACCAGATGGCTTTGCGCCGTTGCGATAGATTTTTGTGACAGCACCCTCAGCAGCCTGTGCGATGCCCAACGAATTGCGCTGATATGCCAAAGGAGACATGCCAATCGTACCGTTGCCCATCAATTTCAGGTGCCAAATGCTCTCTGATGCGAATACAGCAACACCTTGGTCGTTCGTGTAGTTGTAAACCATAGAACCATCGTCAAGCATCATCGGCTCGACCTGTGCGGCCATGATTGGCAACAAACTAACGATTCTGTCGCCTACTCGATCAATCTTGCAGTAAGAGTTACCGTTTATGACCAAATTCAGCAAAACAGTCTCAAAAAACTCAATTTTGGTCTGGTATCGGTTCACTTTTCCTTCAAAAAGCGTGGTCAAAGCGTGTGTTTCATACACAACTCGGCCATCTGGAGTCTTCTTGTAGATCGTGAGAGGGAGCGATGAGACTGTCTCAGCGAGCAGTTTCACGCAGGCCCAGACCGCAGATAGCTGCATTGCACTGTCGTAGGTGACTGTGGATGCTGCATCTTCGGAATAGCTAGACGGGGTTGAATACTGGATGCCTTTTGATCGGCGCAGACCACCCATCACCCAATTGGAGAAGCTGTAAAACATGTTCATTTGAACGTCACCGGATTAGACAGAAAGCCATCGAAATCCCCTTCGGTACTTATCTGTGGGGTTACACCTACGGCCATCGCCAATGCAACCGCGCCGTCAATGCGTCCAGTCGCCTTTTGCTTGTTCAGCTTGCGGTTTCCGGCTGCATCTTGTTCAATCTTAGCATTTGCCATGCACATAGTCAAAACTGGGTGTGCGGAATGCGCCATTTGCTCATTGAGCAACAGCGTCTCAAGCGAATCAATCGCCGGAGCCATATCTTTGAAACCTTGACCAAACGGATGCAATGGCAGCTCGATGCCAATCTTATCAAATTCTTTCTTGAGCAAGTCAAAGCGCCAGCGGTCAAAAGCCATCGAGACAATATTCATATCCGAAATGGCATCAACAATCTCGTGCGCAACTATCTCGTAGTCGATTGACGCGCCAGGTAAGGCGCGGATAAATCCTTGGTCTGCCCAGATGTCATACGGTGCGCGGTCACGCTTGGCTCTGTCACGCAATCCCTTGTCAGGAGTCCAGAAGATCGGCTTGACGTGCCAGCGCTCTGTGTCGTGCGCAATCAGAACCATTGCGGTCAAGTCATTCTTGGCCGACAAGTCCAAGCCGCCGTAGACGGGGTATTTGTAAAAGACCGAATCGTCGGCTTCCATGCTGTTAAGCAGCCAAACACCCTTGGAAATAAACGGCGCGGCCATCTCGACGCGCTGGTTTAGCACCAAGTTTCTGAATGTTGGCTCGAATGACGGCATCCTTGATGCTCGATCAGCCTGCTCCTCAACGTCCTTCAAGCTCCTGAAAATGCCAAGCGCTGGATTTGCCGCATACCAACCAGTCTTGTCGAGCAGGTCGCACTCCTTCGGCGCTTCGTAGACATGAGAAACAATTCGTGGGTCTTGGCTTTCTTTTGCATCATCAAGCCAAATTGAGAACAAGTCGTTGTCATTCGGAGCCTGAGTGCTGATTGCGAACATCATCGCATTCTCATAAGCGCCCTGAGCCGTGACGATAGCATCAACGAAGTCCGAGTTTGGCCCTCGAATTTGTCCGACCTCATCCAAGATAGCAATGATCGGCGACTTTCCGTGAGCAGTCCGGCCATCAGCTGATACGGCCTGATACTCCACGTTTCTGGCAAGTCCAATCAATCGCTTGCTTGATGGCACGATTCTTGTTACGCGAGACAGCTCTGGCGACAGCTGAATCATCTTTGATGCGTAGTTGTAGACCTCAGCGGCCTGATCTCGACTCATCGCGCCAGAAATTATTCGAGAATTTAAAACGGCCTCTGGGCCGCAAATGTGAGCGAGCAACAAACAGGCAATCGTTGCCGTCTTTGCGTTCTTACGAGCAATTGATAAATACCCACGGCGAGTTCCATGTGGGTTGTCGTACACATCAAGAAAAAATTTCTTCTGAAATGTCTCCAGCTTGAGCGGCTTTCCGATCAAGTCGCCTTCACTTACGATGCAATATTTTTCAATGAAGGCAATGACTCGTTCACCGCGAGTCAGCTTCTTTGGTTTCTTGGTGGCCATCAGCTTGCCAGAAGATCGTCTTCTTGCAACTCATCTCGTGCGGCAGCTGCCTGACGTTGTACCTTGCGAGCCTTCTCGACATCTTCCTTGTTGCCGCGAGTCGACACGCCAGTCAGACCGAGCGAGCGCATCAATGCCAACTCACGCCTGGCCAGCTGTTCCAGAACCGAGTGCCGAGGGTTCATCACCATCGTGCCACGGAAATTTTCCATGACGCTGCCTTCGCCTTCCAGCAAGCAGGACTCGGTTTCGATGTCTGCCTGACAACGCGCCAGCTGTGCTGCGACAACGAAGTCAGTTTTCGACCATTCCTCGCGCGCGCGGGAAGACATGATAGCCGACCAGAATGGTTGGTCTTTCTCGCGCACACGAACGTGGGCTGGAGGCGTGAATTCTGGGAGTGCAGCGTTGAGCATTGCGCTGACGGCTGATTTGACGGTGTTTGATGGTTGTTTTTTTGCCATTTGCTTCATCCTTGTGAAGATTATGC